TCTATGTCAGGGATGGCTACCTCAAACTGATACTCATCGTGTATCGAAGCAACCAACTTGACATCTAATTTAGTTTTAATAACTCGTTCCATGATATGAACAAGCCACTGCTTACATACTATAGCACCAGCACCCTGAAGTAAAGTGTTTAATGCTGCGTGTTCTGATCTAATATGTAACAGCCTACCATCCAAGGCCGGGACTGTACCCTTAGAAGACCATCTAGCTACCTGCTCCCTCAATATTTTAAGGGCTGGGATGTTATTCAAGAACTTAGTTATCAACTGCTGTCCCTGCTTGGCATTACCACCTACTACACTACCTATCTTTGCTGCACCAGCACCGTAGAGGAATGCATAGATGAATGTCTTTGCTTGATCTCTAGTCTGTAATCCAGCAGCCTTTTGATTGGCCGTGTGTACGTCACCTGTCAATACAATATCAGTATACTCAGGATCATTCATATAGTGTGCCAAACATCTTAGTTCAAGACCGCTGGCGTCCACACCTACCAAGCGATACTTAGATGTATCATCTACTGTCCATAGTCCTCTACACTCTTTGCCGTAAGGGCTATAGACAGCGGGAACTTGTGCCATATTAGGAGATGCATGTGCCATCCTTCCTGTTATAGTACGTAGCGTCATCACACTACCACGTACTCGGTTATCTTCTTGACATGCCATGATCCAAGACTTTAGTAGGCCAGTACGTTTCTGTAATAGAAAGTATCTGTTAAACATCTTGGCCTCTGGTAGATCAATCTTTGATAAGACTGCTTCATTAATAATTACATTTCTTTTTATTGTACCATCTTTTAATTCGATCTCCTTACCAAATTGTTTAGCCTCCCATCCTAGTTTTATAAGCTGTTGTGCTATCTGTTGCCTACTGGCAATATTAAATGGTATGTACTTAGTCTTAGTTTTTAATTCAATTATAGTAGGATCAAAATCTTCTTCTGATTTACGTTCTAGCTCATGCAACTCATCTTGTAACTGAGCCTGTAAGATCATAGCTTCTTGTATCTTAAATGCAAAGCCATTCTTCTTCTGCTTATCCAAGATAGCTCTGACCTTACACTCTAACTTATAAGCTCTAGGGTTAAAAGCTTTACCTTCTTTCTCTAGCTCCTGTGCTACGTGACGGGTCACCTCTGTGTCACGCTTACAATACTCCAACATCTCAGGAGAGTAGTGTGCAAAGTCATGGAAGTCACCCTTCTCAAAGCCAAGGGTCTTACCCCAAGCTTCAAGAGAGTGACCACCATCACGTATAGGATTATAAAGCTGAGACTCAATGAGAGTATCTCTTATCTGACTCAGCTTTATATTACATCCAAGTAAACGATTGAGGACAGGAGCATCGAAGCTGATACCATTATGCATAATAAAGGTATCTATCTGCTGCGACCAACCAGCGAACTCCGAACACTCCTGTCCCACCCACGCCTTAACCTTATTACCTTCATAACTCCTTGCTACGATACAGTGTATCTTTGTTGCATTCAAACTATCTGTTTCAATATCAACTATAGCTGTTGTCATTATACCTTAATGAGACAAGCATCCTCTACTGGTATGTGGAAGAACTTCTCACCCTCTCTGATGTTCCTATTAGATACTTCTTTTACTTCACAGTCAAGTAAAATATTTGCGTCAATATGCCACGCCTGTTTGCAGTCGTTACGCCATACTATAAATGTAAAGAGGGCATCAGGATACTGCTCTTTCCATTTAAGTAGCAAGCGGTTCTTGCGGTAAGGGATACGTACTTCTTTCCAACTAGGGTTCCAATCTCCCTTCCAAGAATACTTAACTTCCACTTCATAGAGGTGGTGTGTTTCTTCTACTGCCTTGCAAATAATATCAAAGTCTTTTCGTTCTGTAGTATCAATAGTAGTGTAGTTCATATCTTTAATATACTTTAAGGTAGCTTTCTTAGCATCAGTGTCAGCTACTTCATACAAAGCTCTGTCAAAAGGTTTACGTTTACCCATCGTAGTCATTCTTCTTCTCCATTTTGTTCTGTTGTTGTTTCTCATGTTTATTCATTCTTCATTCTCCTTACGTTAATCTTTATATCCTATCATCTCAGATTTATGCCCATAATCAGAACAAAGTTCTGGCATCATATCACAGTTAGGGTAACCATCACATCCATAGTGCCGGTACTCATCATCATGTTCCCCAATTGCATCCTGTAACTCTTGTATTTCATCCTGAGATAGGAACTTATGTTTATAAGTAAATAATTTAGTTAACCTTTCTAAATAATCTTCAACTGATTTATTGGTGTGTCCCTCGCCATCATCATATAAAAATGGGTAGTTATGCCAAACATTTTTAAAATCTTTAGGATTTCTTGCAAACGATACCACTGAACCAACTAACTCATGGGCAGGTCTTTTTATTTCTGCACCGTCAGTAGCCCACTTGACTGTTTCAACACAAGAGATTGGCTTATAATTTCTATTTAAAATAATATGAATATACTTATGCCCTGTCATTTTAACATACCATCTAGGCATATCAGCAGGAGGGATGGCGTCTTCTCTTAATAGATAAGGACATAAAATTCTTCTATAAGCTGAAGACCAAAAATTTCTTTTAATCATTCTTCATTCTCCGCAAAAGGGTTATCAATCTGGGTCATCCTACCAGTATCTTTATCATAGTGCAAGTAGCAAGCAACACCAGTGTCACCAGTGTACCTATTCTTTAAGATACGTATGGTGGTGGTGTTGGCTGCTTGCTCATCGTCTGCCTGTTGGTTACGCTCCAGTGCAATCACTGCATCAGATAGATGTGCAATGCTGGCAGACCCACGCAGGTGGGACAAGGATACCTCACGGCCATCCTCATGTCCACGATCACCGCTTGGCCGACGTAGGTGGCTCACAAGCAGCAAGCCTATGTTTGTTTCTTCGACTAGACTACGTAGCTTAGTCATTAGAATATCAATTGACTTACGTTCATCACCATTATCTTCCTGACCCGATACCAAGATAGATAGGTGATCAAGGATAACCCACTTGGTTCCTAGTGCCTTTGCCATATAACGAACACGGCCTAAGATTTCATCGTTACTAATAGAACCAAAGTGATCAAAGGCAAAGAACCTCTTGCTACCTATAGTTTTATCTTGCCACTCACGTAGTTGTTCTTTGGTATATTGATCACGTACTTCTTTGATATAGAGCCTAGCGTTGGCCTCCACTGACATGATATTAAAGGCTGTGTTACGTATGCTTTCTTCCATTGCCAAGATACCAATGTTATCTTTGGTATTCATAAGTAGGTGGTGCATTAGCTCACGCATGATACTGGACTTACCCATACCTGCACCACTGGTGAACGTCACTAGCTCACCTGTCCTCATGCCATAGGTCTTATCATTAAGTTGCGTCCAAGGGTAGAGACAAGTCTCACAGTAGCTCTCATCGTACAGACTATCACCTAGATCATGCAGGTTGACAATCCCAGCAGGGGTGAAGGACTTAGCACCCCACCATGCAGTCATGAAGTCTTCTGACTTACCTACCTTGAGATATTCGTTAGCATCCTTCAAGTCTAGGTTCATGATCTTACATTTGTTAGGCTCAAAGATTTCAGCTACATCTGCGGCTGCTTGCTTACCAGCCTTGTCGTTGTCAAAGCATAAGACTACCTGATCAAACTGATTGAGGTACTCAAAGGATTGCTTACAATTAGATACAGCAGAGGCTGCACCATTCTTCAGGGAAACACAAGGCCACTTAGACCCCATCATTTGATAGGCAGACATAGCATCTACCTCACCCTCACAAACAGTAATAAACTTACCCTTCTGAGTGAATACATTCTGACCAAACAGCCCAGCCTCAGTCATCTGTCCTTCGGACCAGAACTTTTTGTTGGCTGTGTCACGTACCTTATTACAGATATGATTACCATTCGTATCAAAGTACTGATAGACATGGTGGGTTGTCATGGACCCCTTCTTTTTTGTGAGGGTGCCGTACTTCTTGGCTGTATCTCTAAGTATCTTGCGATCTGAGATATCATTATACTCAGCCATCTTGCTGGATGTTAGTTCAGTAGCCGCCACAGTATGTTGTATTGGTAGTTTAGTAGCCATAGTCGTGACTTCCTTTGAGTGTTGATAAGTTTTACAGCTAAAGCAGTAGGTGTGTCCATCGTTGTAGTGATGGTTGGCGTCAGAAGAATCACACTTGGGACACGGCCCCTTTCTTCCTTGTTCTTCG